ATACAGAGAGATTAGATGAACTTCAAGGATGGACTAATGAAACATTAGGAGAAGATAATTAATGAAACTTGATACACAAGGCAGAATTATCGGGTCATTTTTGATAGTAACCGCATATTATGTTGTGTTACATATATCAGCAACGATTGGTGCTTTTATGTATCTAATAGCTAATGCAATTAGTATGCCATTCTTTATAAGAACTAAAGGGTATGATGTGGTATTAATGTTATCTTTCTTAATGGCAATTTCTCTTTCTAAATTAATATGATGATTGACATTAACTTTATTCTCTTATATAATATACAATAGGAACACAATCACCCATGACATATAAAGAACTACTAGAGAAATTGCAAGGACTAAATGAAGAGCAACTTAAGGCAAATGTAACAGTATATGATATTGGCGCAGGAACATTTGAAGAGATTGATAACACTGGAGTTTCAAATAATATAAGTGATGAGCAGAAAGATACAGATAGATTTTATATAGAGATAGGTAATTGAAGTTTACACTGTGGTTCATACAAGGTGTTACAATAGTATTAGTAACTCACATTGTATTACAAGGAGGGATGTAAAGATCTCTCCTTTTATTTCATCTCCTATAGTATAACATAACCGTAGTAAGTCTTACAGATACGAGAAGCGAAAGCGATTTTTTTGTCATAAATTGTTATAAACAATCAAAGTGTAATTACGAGAATTAATACATACCTTTGTATGCTTTGTTCGGGAAACTCTATAATAAACTTAAAAGGGATATAATAACAGTAAGGGGGGACGGTTAAAGTGACTGTATAGTGTAAGCACTGAGTCAACTCATTATGCAACTGTCACCAATTGCCACCAATCAAACACAGTTAAATCTTAATGACGGCACAGAAGTTTTCTTCAGTTACAAAACACCAGTTGCTGCAAAGTTGCCTAATTATGATTACATAAGGACAGCAACTAAGTGGAGTTCAACAACAACTAGGCACATCAATAAGTGGTTAGATGGTGTTACTGCACAGACTGTAGATCAATCAATTCTTAATGACTTAGTGGGTAGTAAATAACCCCACTAAGTCTTTTTTATTACTTAAACAATTTGCCCACTGATTATGAACAACTGGATGAAATTTAACTGGATTATGTTAGTAGTATGCTTTATAAGTCTTCCCGTAGCTATTAACATATGGGCAGCAAATAGAGATGCTCAACTATTCCAAATCTATCCAACATCTACCCTCTCTCAATAACAATGAACACAACTATTCGTTACTGGTTTAATGATACTCCCAAATGCAGATATATGTCACTACAGACATATGAACAGGCATTAAAAATCATTGAATTGTTTAAACAAATTGATGTAAGAGCAGAGGTACAGATATGATTGATTATTCAACAGCAGAGTATAAAGATCTCTACAAAGAAATTCTAAAAGATTATCAATTTAGATATGGAAAGTTTAACCCTATTGATTATCCAATCCCAGACAAATTAAAGGAGGTTATTAACAATGAGTATTGAAAATGATCTACAATTTTGTATTGATGAATGTGGACTAGATGATAATCAAACAGAAGAATTACTAGCAGTATGTGAAGAATTAGGTGGTATCAGTTGTGAATACTTTAGTGAAGAATTTGTCTTTATAATTGATAATGAAGACCTCG